TTACTGGCTTTCGGTGCGTACCAATTTCGTACCACTTTCACTCATATTGAGCTTTTCAAGCTCTGCCCAGTCGCTCGGCGAGCTGATCCACTTCGCATAGGTCGACAACAATACCTGCACGCTGTGCCCAAGTTGCGCGGCAATGAATGCCGGATTCATGCCGGACATCAGGCACATGGTTGCGTAGGTGTGGCGCGTGTCGTACATCCTGCGCCTTCTGATTCCCACCTTCCGCATGGCGCTCAGCCAGTAACGTTTTGGCCCTGTCTCGGAGCGGATAAAAAGCTCTGTTCGGTCCCCATTACCTTCGGGTGCAAACACGTAATCAGAGCGCAGCTCCGTCAGCGGCCTAGCCTTATCGAGTGCATGTAAGGCCCGATCGTTCAATAAAACTTCCCGCACCACCTTCGTTTTTGTCCTTTCCTGAATCTTCCCGTAGATGCGAATCCGGCATACCCGTGCCGATCTTTTGCGGGTATCCACCTCGCTCCAGCGCAGGGCCATCGCCTCGCCCGGACGCATCCCCGTGTAGAAAGAAAACTCGAAAAATGCTGCGTAGATGGCCTGCAAACCGCTTGTCGATTTGTAGAGCTGGTCAATCAATGCGTCTGCCTCTTCGCGAGTCAGCGGATCAATTTCGCGCTTCACACCTCGGGTCGCGGGTATTGATACGGCCGGGTTGCGCAGTATCAATTCATCACTGACAGCCTGGGCGAAGATGCTGGTGACGATCCGCACGGCACCTTTTCTGCGGCTGGGGGACGGCCACTGAATATCGGTGGCCAGCTTGCGCATTTTCATCGGCGTGATTTCATCAAGGCGCAGGCTGGCCAGGTAGGGAATCCAGTAGGTTTGCAGTGCGGAGCGATAATTTTTTCGGGTGCTGTCCACGATCTGCAGGCTGTCCAGCCAATCTTGCGCATAGTCGAAGAAGATCGGGATCTTGTGTGTGCTGGCGCTGCGGGAGTTTGGGAACAGCTCGGCGTACTTCTCTGGGGTCAGCGCGCCGAGCTTTTCCAGCTGTTTTACCTGAGAACGTAGGCCTGCTGCTGCGGCGATGCCTTTCGGCGTCTGGGGGTAGGGGAGCGTCTCACAGCAGCGGCGCTTGCCCCTTGAGAACCGGATTCTGATGGATTGCCCAATAAGCTCGACACCGGTCGGGAGTTCCAGAGGTTCTCTAGCCATTCGTCATATCTCCATTTGCTGTACATGATTCGTCCGTCGATCTTCATCCAGACGCCGGCGGGGATTATGTTGCGCTCGCGCTTTCGCTGAAGCGCTTTTGCGGTCGTGCCGATCAATTCGGCCATGCGTTTTTCGGTAACTTTGTCGTGCGCCGGTTCTTCCGGCAGCTTGGCGGCGGTGGCCATAGGCTTATGCTCCAGGCCGCGCTGGGCGGCGGAAGGGGTTATTGAGGGGTCTTACTCAGCACGGCGTCAGCCACCTTCATGGCCGCCTGCGCATTGTTGACGTACGCGGGATCGAAGCCGCCGCAAAGGTGGATGGTCGCCTGGCATGCCCGCAGGTTTTCGCGGTTGAGCTTGAGTGCTGCGACCAGCTCTTCGCGAAGTTCAGCCTCTGCGCGGCCCAGGTCATAGAAGCGTTGGCCCCAGTGGCCGAGAGGTGGCGGATTCGTGCCTTGAAAGCCAAAACCCATCGCGCCGCATGCCGCATCCAACAGATCGCGCTTATAAGCGTTATCGCCGTCGATGCTCAGCCCTCGGCGTCGCAAAGTGCTGACGACCTCATCGTCGTTCAAGCCGTTATCTTTGAGCACTATGTCTTCCTCAGGCTTGCCTGGGGTGTATATGACCAGCGCTATCTTTGCGCCGGGCAGGCAGTGCTCGCCGATGCGCACCAGTGCGTCATTTGCGATTTCGTGGAAGCGTTGAAGAATTGCTGACATGAGAGATCTCCGCCCGCCGATCACCGGCAGGCTCTGTAGGGAAGGGGATATCGGGCAGGTGCTACCAATCACTGCTATGGTCCACGCAGCCAGCAGGAGCTGGTGCAGCACCAAGGAGAGGTCATGGAATGCACCACAGCCACGAACGAGGTTTACGGGCCGTATAACGCCAAGCTGGGTAGGCGCGGCGCTGACGGCAACATATGGTCGGGCAGGACCGTCATTTTCAGAATCATCGATGACCGGGTCTACTCAATGCACGAGCAGTACCTGGGCCGGCTCAAGTACGGCATGGCGATGACTGACAGGGGAGAGCTGATCTTTATGGTGCGGTAGGGTCACGGCGTCCCCCGCTTGAACTCGACTACCCAGACCCACGGGTTTGCGTTCCAGGAGTCTGCGCCATTGATCGATACCCACAACTCACGCCACGCGTCGAAAGGATCGATCCAGTTGCCTGGGCCTGGTTCGTTTTTGAAAGGGTGAAACGCGTACTCGCCATCGCCTTGATGGATTCTGTTAATACCCTCGGCAACGTATCGGCTTTCGAACGCTGTTTCCCCGTCACCCGCTTGCAAGCGCTCAACTCGCACGTCGGTGATCTCCAGCAGGGTGCGGCTTGCCCAGCGCGGCATGTGAATGCTGGGTTTCCAGACTGGCTGCTCCGTCTCATAGGGTGCAAGGCCATCGGCGGCGTAGACCAACGATCCGTCCTCACGCGCCTCAACAACATCCAGATCGTCTGGCTTCAGGTATGGCCCGCGTAGCACTTGGAAGTGATCGCAGTACCACGTCTCTCGCACCCATAGCCGGTCGCCGACCCTGCCGTATGGACATAGGTCGGCGTTGCCAGGCAGTGCCAGAAAGGCAGGCTTGAAACCTGCAGCCAGACAATCCAGCGCGGCTGGCTTCTTCACCTCGCGCCGTGTGACCGTCTTCCGGCCTTCCAGGATGGCGCGCACCATCGGCGCGCTGAACAGGATGGGGCGTTCTTTGGTTTGGTTCGTCATGACAATAACTCCAGTGGGGCGTCAGCTTTCGCGGTGATTTCAAACACTGCCAGCGCGTAGGCGTCGGGGTGCTGTTTGTCGAAAGCCGGCATATGCTCCGTTTCCAGCCACTGCCCGCGTGAGGTGCCTCTGGTCAGCCATGCCGGTTTACTTCCGGGTGCCTGAGTCCAGACCGTCACGCCAATTCCGAAGGATGCAATTTGCTTTGCAGTGATGAAGCCTTGAAGCCGCATCTGCGCAATTACGCGAAGAGCCGACTCTTTCCATGGGGTAAGTCGGATCGGCGAGGGCACACCGGCAGGCAGGGTTTCCACAACTGACGGCACCTTGCAGCGCGCTTCGGGCCACCAGTCGAACATCCGGTTGGAGTAGCCCCAGCGCGGGAGCGTCTTCTCTGGCCAGAACAGCTCCGAGTCAATGCTGAAACCGTGGGAGCAACCTTTAACCCTGGAGTATTTGCTTGCAACCAATACCCGGATGCCCAAGTGCTCCAGCATCTTCTTGATACCTTCGCTGGCGTCGGTGATCTTGCTGACAATGACGAGGCGGTGATCTGGACCGGGCCGGCCGTAAAATTCGTCACCCAGCGAGGGCAGTATCTGGTCAGCTACTTTGGCGTTCAGAGCCAGCTTTGCTTCGACGCCGATTTGGCGGCCGTCCTCATGGACGACAAGCACGTCAAACCCTGCGGCCTCGGGATGACAGGTCCAGCCCGGCAGGCTGTTGAACTCCATCATGAAGACCGCGCACAGCTGGGCCTCACTGGTTATGGTTTCAAGTTCCATTGGCATAGCTCCGCCACACCGCACACGCGGCTGACATTGAATTTATTGAGAGGGGGTGGTTACTGCGGGGTGTTCGGGCGCACCGGGCAAAAGTGAGGCCCTGTCAAACCCTTGGAGAAGCGCTTTATGAGTTCAAGTATCGGCCTTTCGGCGGTGATACTCGGTTGTTTCGGCACTGCCTGGGCCGCTGCACGCCAGCAGGTTGGCGTGTTGGTCATGCCTGACCGCCGTTCAGCTTGGCGACTTTATCAAGGCAGGCGTTCCAGCCGCAGTCCGAATTATAATCGGCATCAGACTGGCTTGGATCTTCGTCGCGTCGCTCAGGCAGCACCACCTTCGCCGTGGCGGGCCGGGCGTGGAGGTAGAGCGGTTCACCCTTTACGTAGTCATGCTCGCCGATCCCAACGTATGGGCGGTAATAGTGATCTAGCCTTTGAAACGAAAGCTCGTTACCCATGTTGGTGCCCATGTACAGCCACGCCACCGGCTCGCCCTGCTGATCGGCTGGCTGGTCGTCGATAATCTGCCTGTTTAGTGCAAAGGCTACAGCGGCACACCAATTGGTAGTCCCGGACAGATAGCTGTCGGGGTGATCGTTGGCGTAATCGACAGCTTTGAAGACCTGAGCCATCGACACACGCACGTCGTTCGGTTTGTTGGTCATTGGATTTCACCGTTTATGGAGTAGCCGAAATTGCAAAGGCTAAAGAGCGTCTCTTCCGCCACTTTCTGGATGTCTTCTGTTGTAGAGTCGTCCGGCATTTCGAACTCAACATCTTCGCTGCCGCCCGGCCACTCAACATGAACAGTGATATTCATACCTGCTCGCTCCCGGCTGCCTTGGACATGGCGGCTTTTACCTTGTCCCTAATGACCCGGTGCTCTTTGAATACACCGCCAGCGGCCTGATCTAAAGCAGGTCGGCATTCACGCAGAAGCCCTTCCAGCTCATCACACCGCGCCTTGAGCTTAGCAACATCGTCGTTCAACTCATTGTTCTTGCGACGCATTGTTTCGAGCTTGCTGTCTCTGCGCTCAATCTCGGCCTGTAGCGGGGCGAGGCATTCCGCGCTGTATACGGGCATACCGTCCTTGATGTGCGGGTCGCCTACCGGCTCTAGGACCACCTCACCGTTGACGCGATATATCAAGCCGAACACTTCCGGCGCCCCGCCGAGCGCTGGCGGTTGAGGAAACGGCTCACCATCCGGCATCTCGCGCGGATCCAGCTTGGTCCAGAATGCCAGAACCTTGCGGCCATTACCCTTGTACGGCCCCAGCCAAATCCCTTCCATTCGCTCGTACGAAGTGCTGATATGACCCTGCTTGACCTTGCCGCTAAGCTTCCCAAGCCCATCCGGCAGGCGGTAGAGGGCCACAGTCTCAAGTTCGGGATCAAGCGTTTCCAGTTGGCCAATAAGCTGGCGAACAGTCTTCGGCGCTCCCCACACCACCGGCTCTTTCTGCGGTTGAGGGGCTGCATTGGACATCGCAAACCAAAGCTTCTGCATCTCGGCCGGTGGGATGTCTTGCCTTTCCAGTTCGGCCTGTCCAGCTGCCTTCATTTCCAGAGTCGCTGTACGTGGCACCAGCTTGAATTCGTTGCTCATGATTTCGATTCCTTCGCGCTCTGCGCATAACGGGCCTGACGCGCTTTGGAGCAGGCCTTGTGGTTTCCGTGGGAGCGGCACTTGCCGCAGATATCGCACCCGCTCTTTACGGCGAACCACGGGGCAGGGGTTGTCTGTAGTGTTGTGGGACGGTGGGCTGAGGTCATTGGTTATTTGCCGTGATTGTGGTGATAGCCGTTCTGGCTCTCGAATGACTTTCTGGCAGCAGCCGCGGCCAGCAGGCTCTCGTAGCGACCCAGCGTTACGTACCGGCCATTGATGTATGCGTAAGCTCGCCAGCTGGATCGCCTATCCCGCATAACCCCAGGCAGGCCGCTTTTATTCGTGATGTTCAGCCTTTGGTTTCGGGAGTTCTGCCTGGCTGATGCCGGCCGAAGATTTCGCCAGCGGTTATCAGCTTTGACTCCATTTATGTGGTCCACCATTTGTGGCGGGAACGCTCCGTCCATGTAGAGAAAAGCCAGCCGGTGAAGACTGTGTCGCTTTCTATCAATCATCACGGTCAAATAACCGCCAGGGTCTGGGCTTCCGGCTACAGATCCGGCGAGTGTCCTGCTTCGGCTTTCGTTCCAAGAAAACGCCGGTCATTGGGTCGTAGTGCAGCAGGCGCTTCAGATATTCCTGAGTGATAAGCATGGCTTCGCCTCGCCGGGGTGGCGTGAGTCGTTGAAGTGGGGGGTTATGCGCTGAACAGGTTGAGCTGCTGTTCCTGTAGATGCCTTTCTTTCTGCTGGGCTTGGGTGTTCGCATGGGCGTGGCCTATGCGGGCTTTGGCGATCGCCATATACGCAGCGTCCTGCTCAATCCCGATGAAATCGAAACCCTCAAGCACCGCCGCCTTACCTGTGCTCCCCGACCCCATGAAGGGGTCAAGTGTTTTTCCGCCAGTTGGAGTGACCAACCGGAGCAGGTAGGCCATCAAGTCCGTGGGCTTCACCGTGGGGTGGTTGTTGCCCTTCGTGTCTGTAGTCTCCACCTTGCGCAGCGTGGTGCCCATCTTGAACTGGGGGCCGGGGTCGATCAGACCCTCGTGGCGATCGGCCCGGCTGGTCTTGGCGCAGTAGAAGAAGCGGGCGGCGCTGCCTGAATCATGGCGGCGCTCACCGGGTCTCATCTTGAAGCCTACAACTCCAGCGTTTTCACTCTCTGCAGATGATTCCGTGCCGCGGCCTCGCTTCATCACGCCGTAGGCGTTCTGACCGGCGCGCTGGGTGTCGCTGGTACTTGCGTCAGCGCGCTGGCCCGGCGCTTCCGGAAACATGGCTAGCACCGCATCACTACCGTCATGAATAAGATTTGCTGGCCACCGGCCCGGCTTCATCGTGCCGGTGAATTGCGCGTCCTGCTTATAGGAACCGGTAGCGTTTACCACATGTCCGGGAGCCATGCGCTTCTGGGAGTACTCTCCGCCCTGAGCGTCCTCACCGTGGATTCGGCAAGCGTCAATATTGAGCGCGCCGGTGCCGTGCTGCTCGACGTTTGCCGCAACTGTTCCAGGGAACGGCTTACGGGCCATGCAGATAGGCTCATGCGCGGGCTTCAGCGCGGTGCCCCAACCCTCGTTCTCGCCCTTGAGGTTGTGCGACTTCGGGAACCCGCTGCCGAACACCCACATGATCTGATCACGGATCTCGAACCCAGCCATTTCTATGCCCACCGCCATGTGGTGATACGTGCGGGCCGCTGCGAACGACAGCAGGTGCCCGCCAGGCTTGAGAACGCGCAGGCACTCTGTGGCCCAATCGAGCGTGAATGCCTGGAAGGCCTTCATGCCTGCAGGTGTGAGGTCGTATTTCCCGGCCTCAGCTGCGATCGAGCGGTGGCCGCCGTTCGGTCCGCATGCCCCAGCGTGGGACGGCATGCTTGCGCGGTACGCTGCACGGTCTTCGATATCTTTGCCGTCCCAGCTTTTGCCCATGAAGCGAATGCCGTAGGGCGGGTCGGTTACAACGCTGTCAATCGAGTTCGCAGGCAAGCCGCGCAGCACCTCCAGGCAGTCGCCGAGATGTAGTTCATAATTCATGAGTACTCCAGGCAGCCGCCCGCCTGCCGAGGCGTTCAGCGCAACAGGTGAGGGTGGGGTTAGGCGCGACGGACCTTGAAGGAGCACATTGCCTTTCCGCTGTCGAAGCATTCTTCCAGGCGCTTGAAAGCTTGGTACTTGGCCTGACTCGGCGTTGCCGCCCAGACACGTTCAACGTAGTGCCGAGCGTCTCCGATATCGTGCTCAACATCGAACCAGTCGAAGGTTTTGACCGTGATGACCTGGTATTCCTTGAGAGGCAGATTCTCTGCCATTTCGCCGTACTGAACCTCGTGTGTAGGGTGGTAGTTGCTGATCCGCTTTTTAGGATCTTCATCCAGCACTACGCCGATGTAGTGGCCGCGATCAGCCAGGATGATGCCCGGCTTGCCGTAGGCGATAACTCTACGGCCTACCTCGGCTGGCACCTGATAGTGCTGCCGGACGTATGCGCAGTTGTGGCTCATGGATTATCTCCAGTCAGGCGCCGCCCTCCGTGTCCGGTGGTGGCTATGTCGATTTGATTGATTTTCTGTTTAATCTGACGCGTCAGCTCCAAGCATTCGGTCCTGCTCGGTCGGGCTGGCGCGCATGAAGTACAGCCCCAGGTTCTGCCAAGCTTCCTGCGGGCTGTTGATTCCGTTGCGCTTCATCGCGGCTGACATGCCGGCTTTCACGCCGGACGCCAGGCTGATGGTTACCTTCTCAATACCGAGTCGTTCAGCCTCAGCTTTCTTGCGATCCCGGTAGTCCTTGGAGTGCTGCGCCTGTGTCTTTGGCGTGCGCTTCACTTGCGATAGATCCTGTTCACCGGGTAATCGATGTTGAAGTCTGCGATGAGTCGTTCCATCAGCGTGCTGCTGATGCCGATCAGGTTCTTGGCGGCGTACCGAGACAGCCCGCGGTCCCTCGCTTCCTTGATGCGCAGAACGTTGAACGCATCCGCGACGGGGTCTATGCGCTGGACCTTCACGCGCGAAAGGTGTGGGCTTGGATCGAAGCGCTTGTACTCGAACCGGTGCTCGGCGGCGATCTTACGCAGCATGTGGAGGCTGACCCCGGTGGTACGGCTCACGTCGGTGATGGTGGTTGTCTGTGCCATGTGGCGGATCTGCGCGACCACCTCATCGCTGACGTGGCCCCGTGGGAGATTCGTCTTAGGGGGCGGTGGAGTTGCTGCGCGCAGCGCTTCCTTGGTCCGGCGGCGAGGTGCTGGCGTTGCTGCTGGCCCCATGCGTCCGTATGGCCTGGGCTTGTATGCGAAACCCTGCAGCGTGGCGATCACGCCGCCGCTCTTCAGGAACTCAGCTACTTCGGCCTCGAGGACGGCGGACCGCTCTTTGTTGCGCTGAATCGTGCTCAGCTCTGGACTGATCATCAGCTTGCACCGTAGAGCGCGAACAGCACGAAGCCGGTGGCGATGGCGGCGGTCCAGCGCAACATGTGCGTGGCGATTGACGGCTGGCGCACTGGCTGGGCTTCCATCTGCTCAGCGGCCCTGCAAGCCGCGCTGTGGCCACGAAGCACGCCGCGCACATCGCCGGTCGAGCGCTCGACGATGCCGAACTCGTTATTGCCGTTCGGCACGACCGTGAAGCGCGGCAGAGCTGCCGGGTTCTTGCGGCCGACCTTGTCGTAAAACTCGGCAGTGGAAAGGTTGCAGCGCTGGCGCAGGCCTTCGAGGATTGCACGACGTTGGCTGATTGTCTGATGCATATGAGGCTCCTTGACCGCATTGGTCAGATGACAGGCGCGGGTGACCAAACCCAGCCGTGAGACTGGCCTGGCATCTGCCGATGCGGTCGTTTGATTGAGGGGAGGGTGCCGGTCTTTCCCAGCTGTCATTGGCCCGCATGCTTCTGCCGTATTCCTCGCGCTCATCGTCATGGACCGAAGTCGCATGCTTGGCGGATTGCCCGTATTCCACGGCCACCGGTTCATGTGGCGCGCCAAGCGCTCACGTCAATTCTAGAAGTAGGTGCCGTCTCTCCGGCTGTCACGGCGATGCACCCCGTCGTTGCGCAGTTGATTTGGCCCAGTGGCGCGGCCTTCGCTCATACGGAGCGAAACGAACACTGCTTTGGAGTGCCCACAAAGACCGTATTGTCCGACGGTCGTGGCGGAGGCGGCTTGATCCCCGCTCTGGATTCTTGAATAAGTGCAGAAGGCCGGACGCTAACCCGACTATCCTCAAAGGCCGACAAAGCCTTTCTCTCTGCGGGCGATGGTGGACTCGCTGTTCCGCCGATTCTTTTACCCAGTACTACAACCTGGTAACCACCTCTCCGGTCGTTCAGGTGCGCTCGGAGCTACGTTGCGCTGCGTGTCTGCTTTCCACGCCGCTTCTGCATTTGTTGCGGTGATGCAGGGGGCCGATTTAACGGTTTGAACTCATCCGCATCGGAGATTGATCGGAACACCAGGGCGCTACCCCTGCTTGATTCCCGCCGCGTTTCAGGTATTGGCCGACAGATTCGGCTCAGGACTTTTCCGGGGCTTTGCGATCCTAGCGTTGCAGCCCGCTTGGGCACGCTCCGATCAATCTCCGATGCGGACTGGTCTGCGTTGAGGCGTTCCAGGCGATCGGGAAGGTCTCCAACCTTCAGACGGGGACTCTGATTATTTATATTGCCGTAGTCCCGTGAAGCGGCAATTTCTGTCTGGCTTTCGCCATGTTCCTTGGAGCAGCTATCAGCAAATCGCCGCCACTGGCCTCAGTTTGTCCGAGCCCTTACGGCTGATCTTCTGTTCGTACCCGCCCCGGCGTGACTCGGGGGCTCTGCGCTCGCGCCTTATCGATTCATCGCCCAGCACCGCGTGCAGAACAATCACCGACATGAACAACAGGCAGAGCGGTGAAATGATCTGTCGGCGCATGGCCTCGGCGATCATCGCTGTCTGGCGATTCACGCCGAGTTTGAACATGGCGACCGACAGCCGCTTAACGACCGTGCCCGGCGCGATGCCGAACGTTCGGGCGATTTCCTTGGCTGTGCAGCCCTGGGCGGCTGACAACAAATACTGCAACTCTCGCGGCGCAAGACCACGGCCGAGGTGGCCTCTCCATGCCCCGCATACGATGGTGGTATCCATTACGTCTACTCGGTGGTTGTCATCCCAAAGCACCCGGCAAGCCAGGTGCTTCAGTGATGCTGTCCATCTAAAAGAGCTCTCATTGCTGAGCCAGTCGGTCCCCTTATCGGGGGCTGGGATCAGGATTCCCCCCGACCTCGGTAGCCGGTGAAACTCCGGCTTGCTGGATAACATAAGTTATGGAAGTGATAATAACCCAAGTTTTAGCCATGTCAATAACCTTGGTTATTTTTCTATAGGGACGATTTGAGTGTTGTCAGGGTGGAGTACATCTGTACTCTTTAGGCGTCCAGGCGTAAAAAAACCCGCTTGATGCGGGTCTCAAATTACTTCGTGCGTCAGGGCAGAACGCTCATCGACCTCACTGCGACACCGATGATCTTGCAGTCTTCTTCAAATTTTATGATCGGGTACGCGCTGTTAAGTGGCTTCAGATAACGAACGCCTCCGTCTTCGACCAGCTTTTTGAACGTTGCTTCATTGCTACCAGAAAGCTTCGCGATCACAAGCTTCCCCGGTTTCACGTCTGCCTGGGTGTCTACGAGAATAAACTGGCCTTCCGGCACACTAATACCGCTCGGCGCAGTCATTGAGTCACCTTTTACCTCAAGCCAGAACGCAGGTCCTTTAGCTTGATAGTCCGAGTACTGGTAGGCGTCGCTGGCGCCGGGGGCATACGGTTCGACAGCTTCAGCCCAGCCACCAGCTGAGACCCAACTGATAACTGGATACCGGTAGTACCGGTCTGGCTGACGGGTATCCCCGACATTCGGCAGTTCGCGTGGGGAATCGGACTTGCCACTCATAAGCCATTCAGCAGACACGCCCAGTGCTCGACCGATGTCGACCATCTTCTTAGACGTCAGATTACGGCCGCTCTCCAAATGCTGGATCGTGACTTGACTGACGCCCGCTCGATCAGCGAGCTGTTGCTGGCTCATACCGAGAGCAGTTCGCTTGGCAAGCACTCGGCCCGCCAGTGTGTTCGTAGGCTCATTCATGTTCGGCAGGGTAAAACACGCGTTATCGCCCATCAAATAACATGTGTTTGCTTGTTCTATAACTTGAGTTATCATTTCGAGCACGACTCACTGAGGCACACAGACATGCCCACAAAAGAAAGACCAGTAGACATGGTTGTTCGCCTTGCTGGCGGACAGGCCAAGCTTGCACGCCTATGCAGCACCAGTCAGCCACGCATTTGGCAGTGCATAAACCGGAATCAGAGGGTGCCTGCCGATCTGGTAATTCCATTCGAGCGGGCAGTAGACGGGCAGGTTACCCGACACGAACTGCGCCCAGATCTTTACCCCATTGAAGAGCAGGCGGCGTCTTTACCGGCTTGACGGCAAGTATCCGCTTAGGCGGGAAGGGCAGGTAGTACAGCGGATGGGCTGTTGATTCATCCAGTACCAAATTTCAGGCAAAAAAAAGCCGGTGGCTAGACCGGCTTCTTCACAACTTGCGAGACAGATTATGCACATCAGACCTGATCAAGGCAACACAGGCAGAACGATTGGAGTAGCACTGTGAGCGTTCAAGCAATGTCGTGGGCGCTACAGATCCCGCGCGTGACCCTTTCCGATTCCAGCGCCCGGCATGTGCTTCTATGCCTGGCCAACTACGCCGGTACTGACGGACGCGGGGCGTTCCCGTCGGCCACCACTCTGAGCGAAGACACTGGCCTTTCTGAGCGCACAGTTCGTTCCAAGCTTGAGCTGTTGAGGGCGTCTGAACTGATCGTTCCAGGCAATCAGGCGCTGGCCGCCGTGTACATCGAACGTCATGACCGACGCCCAGTCGTCTATGACTTGCCGATAAAGCGGGGTGCAAATCCTGCACCCCGCAATGAACGGGGTGCAGATGACGGCACGGGGTGCAAATCACAGCAGAGCGGGGTGCAGAATTCGACCGAACGGGGTGCGAAATCTGCACCCAATACGTCACTTAACCATCAATTAACCGAACAGCAGCAGCCGCGCGAGATTTCTGACGTAATCGATCAGCAGGACAAGCAGGCCCTGGAATCGACCGATGATCGCCAGCGCTTCGCAATGTTCGCCGACTGGGCACCGGACAGCCGTTACCTGATCGCCCAGGCTCAGATTGCTGGCGTCAAGCCTGCCGATATCCCCGACGCGCTGATCCGCAGCTTCATCGGCTGGTTTGTGGCCAAGCAGAACACCGTAGACACATCCGCCGGCTGGTGTAACCGCTTGGTGGGTTGGTACGTGAAAGAGCGTGCCAAAGGCTCACTGTCAGCCGATGAAGAATCGGCAGTCGGCGGCGACTGGGCTTCAAAGGGGGTGATCCTGTGAATGGGCCTGTTCGAGCTGGTTATCTGGTCCAGAATCGGAGAACCGATCCGACCTACACCCCACCGCCTGCGGTCTCTGTCGAGATCGACCCGGCTACCCGCCAGGTAATCGACGAATTGTTTCTGCGGCTGCGTGGAGCTTGCGGCGCATGGAGACAGTCTTGGCCGACCGAGGAGGTGATGAACGCCGCAAAACTGGAGTGGCTGGCGGAATTCATGCGCTCCGGGATCAACTCAATGGATCAACTGCGCCACGGTATGCGAATGGTCAGCGCGAGCAAATCAGCATTCGTGCCCGCGCCTGGCGTGTTCGTGAGCTGGTGTTTTGCTCCAGAGGGTCTTGGCCTACCCAGCGTCGAGGTCGCGTATTCCCAAGCTCTGCGTAACTCACACCCAGGCATGGAAGGGCGCGGTAAGTGGTTTCATCCCGCGATCTACCACGCCACTGCTGCCGCTGGATTCCTGAGCCTGCAAACGCTTCCTCGCGACTTGGGTATGACCCGCTTTGAGCAAAAATACCTCGAGCAGTGCCGCAAGATCTGGCGCGGCGAAGAGTTGCCGCCCGTGCCGGTAGCGCAGCTCGCAGCACCGGGCAAATCAATCACTCCCGAAGTGGGCAACAAAGCGTTGGCCGCACTCCGTGCCAAGCGCAGCGGAGACGTGCAATGAGCAAACTCACCGACGAAGCGCGTGACCGCGAGTGCCAGATTCGTTACCCAGGATGCTCGAGCGAATCCTCGACCACCGTTCTCGCCCATTACCGACTGGCTGGTACTTGCGGCATGGGCATCAAGCCAAACGACCTTCAGGCCGCTTGGGCTTGCGCGTACTGCCACGACATCGCAGATGGCCGTCTGCGCGCGCCGGCGGTGCTGAGCCGTAACGAAGTCCGCCTGTTTCACGCCGAGGGCGTCATGCGTACCCAGGACGTGCTCATTCGTGAAGGGAAGGTGTCACCGTGAAGCCCGCCGAAATGACGTTGTTCAAACCGAAGCGTACCCGCGCCAAGACCGTCGACCGTGAGGGGCTGGAGCAGGCCGCATTGCTGCGCGAGCTCAAGCTGCGCATGCCGCTGGTGGCGGCGTTGATCTACCACGTTCCCAACGGTGGCCACCGGCTCAAGCAGGTGGCGGTCAAGTTGAAAGAGCAGGGCGTGCGCGCTGGTGTACCCGATCTGGTGCTGCCGATGGCCCGTGGCGGGTACTTCGGCCTGTACATCGAATTCAAGGCCACGCCGCCGCACGATGCCGTTGTTTCGGGCAGCCAGTACGAGTGGATACGCCAGTTAGGCGAGCAAGGCTATCTGGCGATCGTCTGCCGTGGTCACTTCGACGCGATGGAGCAAATCCGCGCCTACCTTCGACTTCCTCAGACCGTGGTGGCCGCATGAGAAATTTCTACATTCGCTGGGAGGACAAAGAAACCCGCCGCAAGAGAATGGAGCGCTACTGATGAGCAATCAATTCAAACCGGGCGACTTGGCGCTGACCAAGGTTTTTGACGAAGATATTCCTGCAGGAAGCTTGGTAGAGCTTACTGAGCGCATAGAAAAAGGAACTCTGATTCGCGGCAAAGGCTACGCATTCAAGGCTCCTACGCCGGGCTGGTACGTGATTCACAACAGTTCGGGAGCGCGCACTGCCTACGGCGAAAATGAGCTGATACCTCTCCGTGGCGAATTCGCTCCAGAGCATCAGAAAGCCAATGAGGCTCAGCCAGCATGACGGCCGCCGTGCGCATCACCGATGCTGAAATCAAGCGCCAGGCCGCTGGCGCCGAGCGTGACCTGCGCGACGTGGAGAACCGAGGCCTGTACCTCCGTTTCACGCGGGACCGCTCCCGGGCGTCGTGGTACTTGGTCTGCAAGGGCAAATGGAATCTGATTGGCCGCTTTCCCGATCTGTCAGCAAAACAGGTCGTAGCCGCACTTCCTGGCATTCGCCTTCGCATTGATGCCGGTGACAACTCCACGCTATCCAAGTGGGCAACGACAGGCGAGCTGCTGGGTTGGTTCGCCGAGCGCTATTCGCTCGACCGAAGCCTGTCGAAAAAACGCAAGGACACCAGTGCGTCGATGCTCAGGTGTCACCTCATACCATGCTTGGGGGATGTTGCGCTGGCCGGCATCGACAAAGCCACGCTGGACAGCCGGCTGATTTGGCCGATGCAGCAGACCGTTGAAATCGACTACGTCCGATCCGCCTTCCAGCTGCTCGCCCTGGCGTTCCGGCAGGCATTCAAACTGCGGCTGATATCGGCCAACCCGATGCAGGACATCAAGTTCAAAGACTTCTCAACAGCCAAGGTCGGTATCAAGGCTTCCAGGCTGCGCGGCACCCAGTTGCAGGACCTGCTCCACCATTTGGCCGAGGTCATAGAGTGCAATCCGCTCGACGGCATGTTGGCCGTGATGATGCTCGGCCACGGCACCCGCATCGGCGAGACGCGGCAAGCGCGCTGGTCGCACATCAGCCTGGCAGAGCGCGAGTGGTTCATTCCAGGCGAGAACACCAAGACCGGCGTCGAGCATCATCTGCCTCTCACAGATCAGGTGCGGCAGTTGCTGATTTGGTATCGCGACAAGCAACAGGCCGCCGGGTATGACGGACAGTTCCTTTTCCCAGGTCGCGCCGGTGAAGGGCTCAGCGAGGGCCGGGCCAGCGCGGTATTTGCTCGGGTAGGGAAGGGAGAGTGGACCAGCCATGATCTGCGCAAACTTGCTCGCACCTGCTGGGCAGACATCGGTATCGACCACCTGATCGGTGAGCTGCTGATCAACCATGCCATGGGCCACAACGTGAAGGTTTACGTCCAGTCGGGCGTGATGGCGCGCAAGCGTGATGCACTGGAGAAGTGGAACGCCCATCTAGACGGAAAGGGCTTCGGCCGCATTCACAAATTGACCGGCTTTAGATTCGAAGATTCTGATAATTGCCTACAGCCCACGGATAACGTGGCGTGCAGCGCAGATGCCAACACCACCATAGGCGAGGTTTAAAAACGATGAGAAAGCAATATGGCCACGCCGGGATGCCGCCCGTCATCGATTTGGTGCAGTGCCCTCGGTGCCGGGGCCGGTCGGTGATCAAGGGCATCTTTCATGAGATGGCTTGCGACGGCTGCAATGCCTCGGGCTTTGTCAGGGCCGTAACGCTCGAGGCCTTGCCGGTCGAGACGCTGGTTACGCAGTTGAGCCTACGCCTACGCCGCGCCGAACATAAGCTAGCGTTGGCCAGCCCGGTCGTCCAGCCGCCAGGCGCAGCCGCGCAGTACGAACAGAACAACCGCCGCGGTGCCGGTGGATCGAATTACACAGGGGATTGACCATGATGACTCGTAACACGCTGCACCGCCCGCTGGGTGAAACTGAAAACATGCTCGAGCAGTGGGGGTATTGGCGGATGGATGGTATGGGCGTGCCCAGCTACGCCTCGCCCACGCTCGCCCTGATGCGGGATGCCATGCCGATGCCCGGTAAGTCGTATGTGATCACCGACGAGCTGGCCGGCCTTGTGGACGCCGCCGTTGCTGGTCTGTGCGCTCGTCATCAGCAGATGGGCGATATGGTCTGGTTCTATTACGGTGCGAAGTGGCCAGCGATCCGGGTCGGTCGTCACTTCGCGATGAGCGAGGGTAAGGCGCGCGAACTGATCAAGGCTGGTGCAGCCTGGGTGGATTGCTATCTGGAGGGAGTTCGGTCGGCAGCGTAAAAAAGAGTTGTCCATATGGAATAGCTCTGTTTTCATGGCACGGTGTTCAGCTGTTCCAGCGCGGCACCCCTGATGATTAAGCCCAGCCAAGTGCTGGGTTTTTGCTTTATGCAGATGAATGCGTAGGCTGATGCGCGAGGAAGCTACATGGGTTTGCCGGTGAAATTCCGGTGCTCCTGCAGGGTTTGCGACCAGCGTTGCCGGTTCGAGTCCGGACGGAACCCTGTATGCCGAGATCAGCGCCGGCCATCTGCACCCACTTCAAGGCTCGCCATATCGGCGGGCCTTTTTCATTTCTGGAGTAACGATGGACCCGACCGACCTCGGCCCAGGCACAGCTACCTGGCTGGGCGGAACGGGCACTATTCTGCTCGGCGGCTTCCTTTGGTTGAGGCGATTCCTCTCCAAGGATGCGACCGATCGCGCCATGGACAACGCCGATATCGGCACGGTCCGCAGGCTGAATGAACTGCTCGACTCAGAGCGCCTGGCCCGTAAGGACGCCGAGGCCCGCGCCGATCAGTTCGCTAAAGAACGCAATGAGCTGGCCGCCGCTGTCGGCCGTATGGAAGGGAAGATTGAAGCCCTTACCGGCCAGGTCGCCCAACTCACTGACAAGGTCACATCGCAGAGTGCAGAGATTGCCCGCCTGCGTACCAAGTTGGGAGGAATCAACTGATGGAAAGATGCGCAATCAACTTCGTCGCTCGCCATTGGTGGAGACGGGTAGAGGTTTGGCTGATAGCGGTGCTGCTGCTGGCTGGTGGTGCAATGCTGGGCTTTCAGGTCGCCGAGTGGCGACTTTCCAGTTGGTACACCGCTCAGGTGACAGAGGTTCGCCGTGGTTACGACGAAGCCACCAAGCAGCGCGACATGCGTCTGAACAGGTTGGCAAACACCGCGACCGAGGCAGCCGTAAAGGTTGAGGGTGCAGCAGCCAAGGCTGAGGCAGCAGCAGGCACGGCGACCGAGGCCGCAAAGACTGCTGGCACGGCTGCTGACAAGGTCAACGAGGTGCTGGAGCGGCAGACCCCGTAATGCAGCCAGCGCCGACATGCACAGAGGTCATCATGTCCCGAAATGAAAGCTTTCATAGCTGTAACGACGGTCGTGGTCAGAGACGGGTATACGTCAATGGCAACGAAATACATCGCGTTGTTTGGTGCGATACCCGCCTGGGTATCGCGGTGTTCATGCCATATCCCTATAAGGCAAACAGGCGATCTGGCACGGTGCTTACCCGCCGGCTGAAAGGCGCTGTGACTGTCGAGCAAGTGAGCTGATGTCCTGTAGCGGATGTAATGCCCGACGCGAGTGGATCAAGAAGTGGAGCAAGGTGGCATATGAACGAGCACAGCAACTCCTTGCTAAGCCAGATCCTGGCCGAGCAGATGAAGCAGACCGAGCTGCTTCAGAGCCAGACCGAGCTGCTACAGCGGATGGCAGAGCAACAGACGCTGCTGATCGACGCACTGAGTGAAGAAGAACCGGAAGACCCCGATACCCAGCCCCGCACCTACCTGGACGGTACACCATGCCGCTGAGGCCGCAGAAGCCATGCAATGCCCAGGGCTGCAACACATTGACCCGCAACCCTCGGTACTGCGACGCCCATAAGGATGTACGCAAGCAGTTCGAAGTAAAGCAGCGGGAGAAGCAACGCGAGACCAGCAGCCAGCGCGGCTATAGCTACAAGTGGCAACAGGCGCGCAAGGGCTTCTTGGCTAAGCATCCGCTCTGTGTAGAGTGCGAGCGCATTGGACGTGTCACAGCGTCGACAGACGTTGATCACATCATTCCTCACAAGGGTGACATGGACCTGTTCTGGGATCGATCCAACTGGCAGGCCATGTGTCACCCATGCCACAGCACGAAGACGGCGACGGAGGACGGCGGATGGGGTAACACCCAGGCAGCCCGGCCTCGCTGACCGAAACGCGAACGATTCTCGTCAAATTTCACGAAAATGCACCGATATGGTGCGCGCACCAGTCTGGTGCGGTGGGGGAGGGTCAAAAGTCTGGTCCCTTTCGCTTCTAGACCGCGCCCTCAATCGTTTTTTTACACCCGCGAAATTAAAAATTCTGGAGTTGCGCGATGGGAGGTACCGCCACGGTCGCCGGCCGTGGTCGCAAACCCAAGCCGACCGCCAAGAAAGCACTAGCCGGAAATCCCGGCAAACGCGCGCTGAATAAGGCCGAGCCCGCTTTTTCGAAGATCACAAATGTTGATCCGCCCGAATGGCTCAGCGACCGCGCTTCGCAGATGTGGAAGATGATTGTCCCCGAGCTTCTGCGCGAAAACGTGGTCGCGATAACTGATTTACACAACGTCGAAGCGTTCTGCGTTGCATACGACAACTGGCGGATGGCGCAGGAATCAGTCCAGACCCACGGCATAGTGGTTACTGGTGCCACCGGCGGACCTATGAAAAACCCGGCACTGACTGCCGCGAACGAAACGATGCGGCAAATGGTGACATTCGGGTCGATGCTGGGCCTCGACCCGGCCAGCAGGACACGCCTTATCGGCGGCAACAAGGAAAAAGAAACCAACGAATTCGCCCAACTACTGAGATCTTAAATGGCCAAGTCCGCCCACCCCAACGTCGATAAGGCAATGGTGTGGGGAAGGTCTCTATTGCGCGGGAAGGTGCCCGCGTGCCGCTACATCCATCAGGCCGTGCAGCGTCATTTCGACGACCTGGCAGCCAGCCGCAAGCGCGGGTTCAGATTCAAGTTCGATCCGGCGAAGGCTGAGAAAAAACTCAAGCTGATCCAGCTATTGCCGCACACCAAGGGTGAATGGGCGTTCAAACGCCAGTTGATCACTCTTGAGGGATGGCAGCTTTTCGGCTTGGCCGTTACGTTTGGCTGGGTCAAGAAGAAGGGCGGGCACCGTAGGTTCCGCGAAAGCTACTGGGAGGTGCCGCGCAAGAACGGCAAGTCCGTTGTAGCTGGTGGTGTGGGCATAGGTATGTTCGTTGCCGACGATGAGTTCGGTGCCGAAGTCTACTCGGGTGCCACTACCGAGAAGCAAGCGTGGGAGGTTTTCAGGCCAGCGAAGCTGATGGTGACGAAGTCGCCGATGCTGATCCAGGCTGCAGGAATCGAGGTCAACGCCTCCAACATGAACATCCCGTCCGACTTCAGCCGGTTCGAACCGTTGATCGGCAACCCTGGCGACGGTGCATCGCCCAGCTGCGCCATTGTCGACGAATACCACGAACACCCAACCACTGCTCAGTACGACACGATGCTCACGGGCATGGGGGCAAGGCGTCAGCCGCTGATGTTCATCATCACCACGGCCGGCGCTGACATCGAGGGGCCTTGTTACGACAAGCGCCGCCAGGTGATCGAGATGCTGGCTGGCACGGTTCCAGACGACGAGCTGTTCGGCTGGATCTGGACGCTTGATGAGGGGGACGACTGGACAGACCCCAAGATGCTGGCCAAGGCCAACCCGAACCACGGGGTATCCGTGTTTCAGGAGTATCTGGAGAGCCAGCAGGCTCGAGCGATTCGGTCTGCGCGTTTCACCAATACGTTTAAGACCAAGCATCTAAACCTTTGGGTGAGCGCCAAGTCCGGCTTTTTCAACATGGAGGACTGGAAGTCCTGCGAGGACACCTCGCTTACGCTCGATCAATTCGAGGGCCAGGAGTGGATAGCTGGTTTCGACCTTGCGCGAAAGCTGGACATGAACTCAAGGGCTCGCCTGTTTTGGCGGGTGATCGATGGAAAGACTCACTACTACAGCGTGGCTCCCAAGTTTTGGGTGCCATACGACACGGCTTATGACAGCGACAACAAGCGCATGTCAGAGCGCTTTCAGGCATGGCTGAACTCCAAACATCTGGAGGTTACCGATGGTGCCGAAATCGATTACCGCGAAATCCTCGAAGACACCAAAGAGGCGAACAAGCACGCACCGCTACGCGAGTCGCCGATTGACCCTCACGGTGCTACTGGGTTGAGCCATGACCTCGACGACGAGGGTTTCAATCCGATCACCATCCAACAGAACTACACCAACATGTCAGACCCCATGAAGGAGCTGGAAGCGGCTATCACGGCTGGGCGGTTCCACCATGACGGTAACCCGATCATGACCTGGTGTATTGCCAACGTGATCGGCAAGAACCTGCCCGGCAACGACGACGTGGTAAGGCCCATCAAGCAGGGCGACGACAACAAGATCGACGGCGCGGTAGCGCTGATCATGACGATAGGCCGCATCCTCGCCAAGGCGGAAGTGCAAGGCTCTGTCGACGACTTCCTTTCCAGACCAATGAGCATGTAATGGCAGACACCGACTACAGCATCGACCTGCGCACCCGCAGCCCGTTCTGGGCGCGCATGGCCAGCTTCTTTGTTGGCGGCCGCCTTGTTACCCCTGAGAAAGGTTCACAGACCGGCCCAGTGTCAGCGTCAGGGGTGGTCGGGGACTCGGTCGTTAATGACGAACGATCGCTCCAAATATCTACGGTATTCGCATGCGTCCGTCTGATATCAAGCGTCACGGCCTGTATGCCGCTGGATGTGTTCGAAACTACCGGGGATGACCGTAAAAAAGTCGGCTTAAGTAACCCGTTGGCCAGGCTTCTCCGTTACAGCCCCAACGCCTTTATGACCGCGTTCGATTTCCGTGTCGCTATGACGATGCAGCTCTGCTACTACGGAAATGCCTATGCGCTCATTGAGCGTAACTCAGTCGGTGACGTAATAAGCCTGGTGCCGCTCCTTTCAGTGAATATGGATGTCAGGCTTGAGGGCCGTAAGATCGTTTATCGGTATCGCCGTGACAGCGAGTACGCGGACTTCAAACAGTCTGAGATATTCCATCTGAAGGGCTTCGGTTTTAACGGTTTGGTCGGACTTTCGCCAATTGCGTTTGCGGCGAAGAGCGCAGGCGTAGCTGTGGCGATGGAAGACCAGCAACGTGACTTCTACGCCAATGGTGCGAAATCACCGCAGCTGCTGATGACCGGTGAGGGCAAGGTGCTCAACAGGGAACAGCGCGCTCAGGTTGAAGAGAATTTCAAGGAGATATCCGGCGGCCCTGTGAAAAAGCGGCTCTGGATTCTCGAGGGAGGTTTTACCACTCAAGCTATTGGGGTGAGCCCGCAGGACGCCGAAACCATGGCGGCTCGCAAATTCCAGGTCAGCGAGCTGGCGAGGTTTTTCGGGGTGCCGCCTCACTTGGTCGGCGATGTCGAAAAATCCACGAGTTGGGGCTCTGGCATTGAGCAGCAGAACCTCGGGTTTCTTCAGTACAGCCTCGATCCATATTTGGAAATCTGGGAAAGCTGCATCCTTCGCTGGCTTGTGAAGCCGGCGGATCTCGGGCGCATTCACGCAGAACACAACCGGGAAGGTTTGCTGAGTGGTGACTCTGCCGCCAGGGCGAACTACATGAAGTCTCAAGTAGATTCCGGTCTTCTGACAATTAACGAAGGTAGGCGGGTCAATAACCGGCCTCCTGTGCCCGGTGGCGACGTCGCCACGCGGCAATCACAAAACGTCCCGCTCACTCAATTAGGCCAAACGAACCCCGCACCCAGCGGGGTTTAGTTTTTCTGGAGGCTGTAATGCCAAGTATTTGCAAGACCCTGGCCTTCGATCAGGCTGCGATCAAGTTCGCGAGCGGTGGGGCGCAGGGCATCTTCGAAGGCTATGCAAGCGTATTCAACGTGGTCGATGGCGACGGCGACATCATCTTGCCAGGCGCGTTTGCGCAGGCGCTCAAAACGCAGACGCGGGCTGTGGCCATGTTCTTCAACCACCGGCGCAATGAAATCCCGGTGGGTAAATGGCTCGACCTTTCCGAGGACAGCGTCGGGCTGCATGTGCGTGGCGAGCTGACCCCTGGCAACCCTCAGTCAGAGGCGCTGAAAGCGGCAATGATCCACGGCACAGTCGGCGGCATGTCGGTGGGTTTCAGTGCTGCCAAGGCTGACGTAGAGCAGATAGCTACAGGCTACTCGTTCAAAAACGCCACGCGACTGAGTGAAATCAGTATCTGCACATTCCCCGCCAACGAGCAGGCGATGGTCTCCACGCTCAAGAGCATGGACGGCATCGAAAGTATCCGTGACGCAGAGACCTGGCTGAGAGATTCAGCCGGGCTTTCCAAGTCCGAAGCGCAGGCGTTGATCGCCCGCATCAAGTCCGCAGTTCGGAGCGATTCCGAAGGTGGCGAAATTACCGCGATCTTGGATCGCATCAAGTCCTTCCCATCTGTAGGAAAGTAAACCATGTCCGAATTGGCCCAAATTCAAAAGGCTATCGAAACCGCGCAAGCGAACATGACCGAATTGTTCGACGCGCAGAAAAAAGAAATCACCGCTACCGGCGAGGTCAGCAAAAAGCTGCAAGGCGAGTTGACCACCGTACAGGAAGAGCTGAAAACAGCAGGAACCCGCCTGTTCGACCTGGAGCAGAAGCTGGCCAGCGGCAATCCGGACGATCCGGATACCAAAAAAAGCTTTGCTGAGCAGACTGCCATCGACCTGCAGAAGTCTTGGGACGGCAAGTCCTCGGGCAAGGTCGATGTGAAAAGCTTCAACAAGCAGTTGGGCAGTTCCGCTGCATCTGCTGGCGCGCTCATTCAGCCGCAGGTCAATGCCGGTATCTTGATGCCCGGCATGCGCCGCTTGACTATTCGTGATCTGTTGGCGCAGGGCCGCATCAGCTCCAACTCTCTGGAGTACGTGCGCGAGAACGTGTTCATCAACAGCGCCGCGCCTGTTGCGGAGGGCAATCTCAAGCCCGAATCCAACCTGACTTTCACCAAGGAAGTGGCGAACGTGAAGACGATCGCTCACTGGATTCAAGCGTCTCGCCAGGTTATGGACGACGCGCCGATGCTTGAGTCCTACGTGAACAACCGTCTGTTGTTCGGTCTGGCGCTGGTGGAAGAAGGTCAGATGCTGAACGGCGACGGCACTGGCGATAATCTGATCGGCCTGAACAAGGTGGCATCCGCATACGACACCACGCTTAATGTCACTGGCGACACCCGGGCGGACATGATCGCGCATGCCATTTTCCAGACCAGCGAATCAGAATTCGAGGCCTCCGGCATCATTCTCAATCCGCGCGACTGGCACGCCATTGCGCTCCTGAAAGACGCAGATGGCCGTTACATCTTCGGCGGCCCGGCTGCATTTGCTGCCCGCGTCATGTGGGGGCTGCCAGTGGTTGCCACCAAGGCACAGGCTCAAGGCACCTTCACCGTGGGTGGCTTCGATCTGGCTTCCCAAGTGTGGGACCGCATGGACGCCACTGTCGAGGTAAGCCGAGAAGACCGCGACAACTTCGTCAAGAACATGCTGACCATCCTGTGCGAAGAGCGCCTGGCGCTCGCGCACTATCGTCCAACCGCCATCATCCGGGGTGCATTCGCTGCCCCTGCTGCTGCCTGAAGATGAGGACGGGGCAGGTAACTGCCCCGCTTGAAAATATGACCAAGATTCGCGCGCTACGTCAGTTTTCCCATTACCACGCTGGCAATTTCGACCAGCACGAAGAGCGTATCGTTGACGACGATGTTGCCGAAGCGCTGATCGACATGGGCCTGGCGGTCTCTGTTAAAGATGAAAAAGAGGCCAAGGCAAAGGCTGATGCAGAGGCCAAGGCAAAAGCCGAAGCTGATGCATTGGTGAAGGAAAAGGCCGACGCAGAGGCCAAGGCAAAGGCTGATGCAGAAGCCAAGGCAAAAGCCGAAGCTGATGCACTGGCGAAGGAAAAGGCCACTAAAAAATGACAGTAGCCGCTGCTGATCTGCTCCCAATAGAGCTGATTCGCAAGCAATTGCGTGTGGACTATGAGGACGAGGACGACCTCATAGCCCTATACGCCGAATCGGCTTTGGCGTGGGCTCTCTGGTTTTGTGACAACCCAAAGCTTACGGATGTGAGCGATTTTCCGGCCAGTTTCAAGGCGGCATTGCTATTGTTGATCGGCCACTCCTTTGCAAATAGGGAGGCGGTTGTTATCGGAACAATAACTGCCGAATTGCCTATGGCCGTTGAAAATCTGCTTTGGTCTTGTCGGAACTGGTCAGGCACCCCTGACCCTGTGGTGCTCTCATGAGAGCTGGACGGTTACGACACCGCATTACGTTCCAGGCGCTGGGCCGACTGCAGGACGATAAAACCGGCGAAGAGCTGGCGAGCTGGCAGACGGTGTGGGACAAAGTCCCCGCAGCGATCGAGCCGCTGAGCGCCAGGGATTTTATTGCCGCCCAGGCCGGCCAGTCGGAGGCGACCGCGCGGGTGGTGATCCGCTACCGAGCCGGCGTCCTGCCTACGATGCGAATCCTGTACCGGGGGGACACCTACGACATCAAAGGCCCGCCTTTGCCCGATCCCGATTCGGGGCTGGACTATCTCACCATCTTGGTGGCCAAGGGGGTCAACGATGGCTGACTCAGTGGATTTCCAGCTGGAGGGAATTGACTCTCTCGTTGGGAAACTCGAATCGATCACTCAGGACATGAAGCGTAAAGGCGGTCGGTCGGCTCTGCGTAAGGCTGCGCAGCTGGTGGCCAACAAGATGAAAGAAGGCGCGCAGCGGATAGACGACCCTGAAACAGGCCGATCTATCGCGGACAACGTCGCGCTTCGCTGGAACGGGAAATTGTTCAAGTCGAGCGGGGACCTGGGTTTCCGGGTTGGTGTTCTGCAAGGCGCTGTCCTCAAGAAGGGCGGCGACAAATCTGCGAACGCTGCGACGCCTCATTGGCGCCTGATCGAATTCGGTACTTCCAAAATGCGTGCAGATCCATTCGCGCGAAAGGCGTTGGCCGACAACATAACCGAGGCAACCAATACATTCATCACTGAATACGAGAAGGCCATTGACCGCGCTATTAAAAAAGCGGCCAAGGCCGCAGGGGGGGCGTGATGTCATATGCTCCCATATTCGCCGTATGCGCTGCTGACGAAGGGGTAACGGCACTACTGGGCGTCAGCCCCACCAGGCTCTATCCGTTCGATGATGCGCCCGAAGGCGTGGCGAAGCCGTATGCAGTCTGGCAGGTCATCACAGGCAGCCCGGAAAACTACCTCGCAGGCCGCCCAGATATCGATGGGTTCACGTTGCAGGTTGATGTCTATGCCGCCACAGGCGCGCAGGCAAGGGCGGTGACCGACGCAATCAGTAACGCCATTGAGCTCAAAGCGTATGTGGTGCGCTGGGGCGGCGAGAGCAAAGACACCGAAACAAAGCTGTACCGGTCGAGCTTCGATATCGACTGGCTTGTGCCCAGATAGCCGAAACCCATTCATCCGGCCCGCAATGTGCGGGCTTTTTTATGTCCGACATTTGGAGAAAGCCATGTCGATTCTTACCCAAGGCACTCAGGTTTTCGCACTGGTGCCTTCCGCTACCAATCCGGCGGTTCTCGAAATCCTCGAGATCGAATGCGCCACGGCATTCAGCCCGGGCGGTAACCCAGCCGATCAGATCGAAGTCACATGCCTGAGCGATAAAGTGCGCCGCTACATGCGCGGCCTTCGCACTCCGGGTCAAGCTTCCCTGACCCTGAACGCTGATCCTCGCAGCGCATCGCACGTTCGTCTTCATCAGATTTCCGAAGACGACACCATCGAGAGCGTGGCATGGGCTGTTGGTTGGGCTGACGGGACGGCTGCTCCGAAACTGAACGCTGCCGGTGACGACTTCGAGCTGCCGACCAGTCGGACATGGTTCATCTTCGATGGCTACGTTTCTGACTTCCCGTTCGACTTCGCAGCCAACACTGTGGTGACTACGGCCGCCACCATCCAGCGTTCGGGCGGCTCCGCCTGGGTCCGCAAGACAGCCAGCGCATAAGGGATTTCCATGAAACTCAGCCTTGAAAGCTTGAGGGGCGTCGGCGCATTTACCGGCCGCCCAGTCGAGAAAGAAATCAAATGGCAGCAGGGCGGTGAAGAGATCTTCGCCACGGTGTACGTCAGGCCTCTGGGGTTTCAAACGGCGATCAATGATGTGCTTTCCGCAGCCGGCAGGCTTGAGGTTCACGCCGGCCGGATCGCCGCCAGCATCTGCAACGAAGAGGGCAAGCCTGTCTTCACCGTAGATGACATCACCGGTGACGCTGATCCAGAGCGCGGCGCGCTGGACGGCAACCTGACAATGGCACTGATGAAAGCCATTGCCGAGGTCAACAACCTGGGAAAGACGAAGCCCTCTCCGACGACGAAGAGTTCTGGCACGAGCTCGTCCTCGCCGGCATCGGCGGGGGGACGATCGCGGAAGCCAAGGAAAACCTCAGCCTGATCGAGTTTAGGTCTTGGCTAAAGTACCGGTCGCTACGTGGCTCTCTGAACGTCGGCATGCGGGTTGAACGCGGATCGGCATTGCTCGCCATGATGTACGCAAACGTGAATTACAAGGACGGTCCGTACAAAATGTTCGACTTCATGCCGCATGAGGCTGAGCAACCCATCAGTCTCGAGCAGGCGATGGAGAGTTGGGCGTGAGCTGGTGACTGGTCGTCGAGGCTGATACAGTCCTCGTCTTTCTGGGGGAATCCGAAGTGGCTCTGATAAAGTGCAGGGAATGCAGTACGTTGATATCTACTCAGGCTCAGGCGTGTCCTACGTGCGGCGCGAAAGCCAAGAAGAAAACCAGTCTGTTTACGTGGTTGATTTTGTTAGTTGTCGTGGTCATTGTTTACAAATCCGCTTCACCTTCTACGGCGGTAACGAGCAGCCCACCTGCTTCGGCGCAAGTGGGGGCGACGCCAGCGCTTCCGGATTTGCCCGAACAAGCTCGTCCACCAGAGGTTACCAGCAACTGGACCGAGTCTTCGTATACCGATGATTTGACTGATGCGCACGTTAAAGTCAATGGACTGAAATCGACTACATCCGTGAACTTTGCTTTTCCGTATAACTATCCTGGCGGCTCTCACCTCACTCTGTATATCCGTAAAGGTGGCGAAACCTTTGATGCTTATTTCAAGGTTGATAAAGGGCAAATGCTTTGTCACTACTCCGATTGCGGTTTTGTAATAAGGGTCAACGGCGGGAAGCCTCAGACATGGACAGGGCTAACCAGCTCTACAGGCAACGCTGATCTGATGTTTATTCGGGACGCAAAAGCGTTTGAAAAGATTGTAAAAAGCGGCGGCTCACTAAGGGTTGGGATCGACTTCTATCACGCTGGAAAACAGACATTTGATTTTGACCTGTCAGGATATCCTGACAGATAAGCTCACCTCACACTGACCCGCCTCGGCGGGTTTTTTTTCGCCAGGAGAAACACGAATGAGCAAGTCACTGGGCACGCTCACGCTGGATTTGGTGGCCAGGATTGGTTCGTTCACTGGGCCTCTTGATAGGGCGAGCCAGGAGGCAAAGAAACGCAACGCGGAAATCGCCAAATCTTTTGAAAACCTGGCCAAGGGTGTCGGCGTTGCCATCGCAGCCGTCCCTGCCGCTCTGACAGGGCTGGTCACTTATACGGCAGGAAGCGCAAAGGAAATCTCCAACCTTGCAGCGCTGGCTGGTCTTGGAACAACCGAGTTCCAGAAGTACGCAGCGGGCGCAAAAACTGTTGGCGTTGAGCAGGACAAGCTTGCGGACATCTTCAAGGATACCAACGACAAGCTGGGCGACTTCTTCAATACTGGCGGCGGTGAGCTGAAGGATTTTTTTGAGGTAATAGCGCCAAAGGTCGGCGTGACAGCGGAGAGCTTCAAAAAGCTCAACAGCGCCGAAGCTCTTCAGTTGTATGTGTCGACCCTTGAGAAAGCAAATGTCTCTCAGGCTGAAATGACTTTCTACATGGAAGGTATTGCTGATGAGGCGAGCGCATTGGTACCGCTTTTGCGCGCCGGGGGCAAGGAGTTCAAAGCGCTGGGCGAGGCTGCTGAGTCAGCTGGCGCTATTCTTAGCGTCGAAACAATAGCCGTCTCGAAACAGTTTTCGAGTGAGCTTGTGGGGCTCATGCAGAACTTGCAAGGAACAAAAAACAAGATCGCCAATGATTTCATGCCTGTGGTCCAACAACTGACAAAGGACCTAAACGACAGCGTCAAAGCGGGTGGAGGTGTAACAAAGGTTGTGGGGGAAATGAGCGATAAGCTCGTTACCGCAACTGCGTTTATCGTCAGTGCTGGCGATGGAGTTACGAGAGTATTCAAGATTGTTTCGGATACGCTTGTAGGTATGTACGCAACAGCAGTTGGCTATACATCTTCGATGATGGCGGATGTCGCGGCGGGTTTGGCAAAGTTCACTATAGGTGATGTATCCAAACAGTTCATAGCCGACAGTGCCCGCCTGCGTGATGAGGCTAAAGTGAACTTTGGCGCTGCCGCTGAGGCAGCAGCAGGGATCAAAGCAAGTCTCGAAACTCCACTCGCGGGCGATACGATTCAGAAATACATCACCGATGCGCGTGCTGCGGCGGGCGAGTACCAGCGCCTGTTTGGCGGCGTTGGCTTCAGTGATCAGGGTGGCACGGGCAGTGGTGTCGATCCCAAAGCTCTGGAAGCGGCCAAGCAGGCTGCAAAGGACGCTGCGTCGGCAGCGAAGAAACTGAGCGATACCTTCAAGGGGTCGGAGACCGACCTGCAGCGCCAGATCGCGCTGATCAATACCAGCGCGGATGCGCAGAAAAACGCCACGGAAGTGGACAAGATCCGATTCGAAGTTGCATCGGGCAAGCTCGTCGGGATCAACGCTGTTCAGCAGAAGCGCCTCGAGGGCCTGGCATCGGAGCTGGATGCTCTCCAAAAACTCAAGGTTGCGAACGAGGAAGAGGCCAAGGCCGTCAGCTTCCTTGCGACCCTCAAGGATGATAACGCTGCCACTCGCGGCGGCTTCGATATGGAGCTTGCTGGCGCAGGGATGGGCGACAAGGCCCGGGACCGCCTGAAGCAGGATATGGCCATTCAGGAGGATTACGCGCGCAAGGCTGCGGACCTCCAGGCGCAGCGCAACTCCGGCGATATCAGCGCCGAGCTGTACGCCAAAGAGACAGGAATGCTCTCCGAGGCGCTGGCCGAACGAATGGTCATTCAGCAGGATTATTACAATCGGATTGACGAGGCCCAGTCCAACTGGATGGCGGGCGTGAGTGATGCCTGGCAGAACTACGTTGATGCGGCCGAAGACTACTCGGCGATCGCGGCCGATTTCGTGTCCGGCAGCCTGGATGATTTGACCGGCGGCCTGGGCAACGTGTTCTCCGACGTCGTCACCGGTGCAAAGGACGCTGGAGACGCTATCGCTGACTTCGCTGGGAACATGTCCAAGTCGGTTATCAACGCTCTGGGCGACATGGCGGCGCAGTGGTTGGTATATCAGGGCATTCAACTGCTCGTTGGTAAAAGCGGGCAATCGGCGGCGGCCACCGGCTTGATCGCCAACGCGCAGGCAGCGTCTGCGCAGGCAGCTCTGAACGCTTACGCATCTACTGCTGGCATTCCATTGATCGGCCCGGAGCTTGCGCCTGCCGCAGCCCTCGCTGCTACGGCGGCAACCACCCCAATGGTCGCCGCAGTATCTGCATCGGCGCTCGCCGGTATGGCCCACAACGGCCTGGACAACATCCCGAAGGAAGGCACCTGGCTGCTCGATGGCGGTGAGCGCGTGCTCAACCCGAACCAAAACCGCGACCTGACGAAGTACCTGGCTGATAAGGCCGGGAGTGGTACTGGCGGGGCGCCGTCTTTCACCATCAACGCGCCTGTCACGGTCGAGGCACAGCCCGGCATGAGCGCTGCTGAAGCTGCAAGTCAGGGCAAGGCGATAGGCGACAGTGCTGCGGCGCAGATCCGCCAAGTGCTCCAGCAAGAAATGAGGCAGGGCGGCCTGCTCTGGAGACGCGCGTAATGGCTGAGACATTCGATTTTGATGTACAGGTCGGCGCGTCCGGCGATGTGAAGCAACGCACATGGTCGAACGACTTTGGTGACGGCTACACCCAGGCTGGCGGCGTCGGTATCAACACCAAGTCGCAGGCGTGGGATGTGACGGTGACCGGACGGTTCGGCGTGGGCCAAAAACTCCAGCAGGTCCGGGACTTTCTTGACCGACATGAGGGGTTCAAGTCATTCCTCTGGGCTCCGCCTGGCAGCGGGCAAGGGCGGTATACCGCCAACGGCTACAAACTGTCGACCCTCGGCGCTGGCCTTCACTCGCTATCCACCAGCTTCAAGCAAACCTTCAAACCCTGACCCCGCCAAGTGCGGGGTTTTTCGTAGGTAACCACCATGATTTACAGCTCGGACATCCAGAAGCTGGAGCCCGGCAACCAGATTCGTCTGTACGAACTGGATGCGACGAGGTTGGGAGCCACGCTCTGGCGCTTCCACGGGCATGAGCATGAGGGCGACATCATCTGGCAGGGCCAGTTGTATTCGCCTATTCAGATCGAGGTCACCGGCTTAGATATCCGTGGTGATGGCCGCCCAGCCGCACCCAAGCTCAGGCTGGCCAACGAGCTGTCGGGCATTCCGCGAGCTGTTTCTGCTCTCTGCCTGCAGTTCAAGGATCTGGCCGGGGCGAGCTTCAAGGTGATCGAAACCTTCAAGCACTTCCTGGATGCCGCGAACTTCGACGGCGGCAATCCGGATGCTGCTGATCAGAGCCGCACCAGCCTGTGGAGAATCGAGCAGAAGACCGAAGAGAACTTTTCGGCCGTCGGCTTCGAGCTTTCCAGCCCCATCGACATGGAAGGCCAGCAACTGCCGTCCCAGCAGATCACCAAGTTGTGCCGCTGGGCGATGCGCGGTCAATACCGGCAGGAGGCCTGCGCCTACACAGGCACCGCGTATTTCGACAAGAAGAACGAACCCACCGACAACCCTGCGCTTGACCGCTGCGGG